ACGCCGAACGGATAGCAGATATCTCGGACAAGGTAGAGAACGGACAGCTAGACCCTGCAAGCGCTAGGATCTCCAGCGAGAACAGGAAGTGGGTAGCAGCTAGGTTAGATCCTAGTCAATATGGGGATAGGATCCAAGCGGACATCGCTGTAACCGATGTCACTGCACTCCACCTAGCAGCGATGCGGGATGCACTCAAGATAGTTAGCACGCAAGACAAAGAGACAAGCGATAGCGTGTAGACGGACCGGCGCGCACTAATACGCGCCCGCGTAGCAAAGTGTATAGTAAACACTACACACTCTGCACTCCACTACCTAAGCATGGTAGCGGACAGTCAATAGAATCAACAGGTTAGGCTAGGCTGTCACGTTAGAGGCGTGACAAGGTAGGCCAAGTGGCCTAGATCCTGGTCCTGGGAGCCTGATTTGGCCCCCGGCATGGGGTCGAGGGCGGGGCGGAGTAGGCGTAGACATCCATACGCACCGTCATCCCTGCTGATTTTTTTTTTAAAACCCCTAGGCGCTTTTCTGCGTTTAGAACCCTGGACATGTATGGCCCAAGGATGGGCCGCTCCGTGGTATTCGACGGTTCGGCCAAAAAAATACAGCCCAAAGAGCGTTTTCGGCTCTAGGGCCGCAAGCATCGCCCACGGGCACGCTCGTAGGGCGCGGGCGAAGGGCGTAGAGGCTATTGCGCCTCGTGGAGAGGTTGAGGCGTGGGTCGCCTTAGAGCGGCCCTGCGCCTATTGTGGTGCGCCAGGGACGGGGATTGACCACATCGTGCCTCTGTCGAAGGGTGGGAAGCACGAAATCTCCAATTTCCAGCCTCTTTGTCGAACTTGCAACACGATCAAGCTCGATTTGGCTGAATCTGATCTTTTGGCCCATCTAGAAAAGGTACTCCCGGCCCTCCGCGCCAAGGTAAATGGCCCACAATGGCCACCTTTTTCCGCCCTCTGGTGAATTTTGTGGTGATTTTGGGGTCTTTGGCCCTGATTTGGTTAGTTTTGGAGAAGGTTTGGGCTTACGGGTTTTCGACAGCGGCCAGATTGTGTAGCGGATGAGCCAGAAGAACCCGTTTACAACTTTCCTCCAGCGTTACCACGGCGACCCTGTTCGCTTCGTGGAGGAAATGCTCCAGGTTAAACCAGACCAGTGGCAGCGAGACGTGATGAACGCTGTTGCTAGGGGTGAGAGACGCATCTCCATTAGGTCTGGGCATGGTGTTGGGAAGAGTTCCTGTTTGGCTTGGGTTTCAATCTGGTTCATCCTGACCCGGTATCCGTCGAAATGCGTGATGACGGCTCCTTCCAGTACCCAGTTGTTCGACGCCCTGTTTGCCGAAGTAAAGAGTTGGATTGGTCACTTACCGGATTACTTAAAGGAACTCCTTGAAGTCACGGTCGACAAGGTGGCCCTTAAAGCGGCCCCGAGTGAAGTCTTTATATCGGCCCGTACTTCAAGGGCGGAGACTCCAGAAGCTCTACAGGGAATCCACTCTGCGCACGTTCTCCTCCTCGTGGATGAAGCATCGGGAGTACCTGCTCCTGTATTTGAAGCCGCTTCCGGTTCCATGTCGGCTCATAATGCGACCACCATCCTTACTGGGAATCCCACCAGAGGAACGGGTTTCTTTTACGACTCCCACACCCGGTTAGCGGACCAGTGGAGGGTCTTCCACGTAGCCTGTCAGGACTCTCCCAGGGTCTCCCCAGAGTTCATCGAAGAGATGAAACTGAGGTATGGAGAGGACTCCAACGCATTCAGGGTTCGTGTCTTAGGGGAGTTCCCCCGAAGTGACGACGACACGATCATCTCTTTGGACCTCGCTGAGAGTGCTTCCAACCGGGACGTTCAGGGGAATCCTCAAGCCTCGGCTGTGTGGGGCTTGGACGTGGCAAGGTTTGGTGGGGATCGAAGTGCCCTTGTAAGACGACAGGGCAATGTGGTCATCGACATCAAGACCTGGAGAAATCTGGACTTGATGCAGCTTTGTGGGGCTGTAAAAGCGGAATACGACATCAGTGACCCTAAACCTGAATCCATCATGGTTGATGCGATTGGTATGGGAGCGGGTGTTGTTGATCGTTTACGCGAGCTTGGATTACCTATTCTGGGGATCAACGTCTCCGAAAGTCCAAGCATCGGGAACTACAGAAACCTCCGGGCAGAGTTGTGGTACAGGGCTAGAGACTGGCTCAATAAAAGGGATTGCAAGATCCCCAAAGACCCAACTCTCATCGCGGAACTCACGTCGGCGCGTTATCTGTTCTCCTCGGCTGGGAAAGTCCAGGTTGAGTCGAAAGAGGACATGAAGAGAAGGGGTATTCCCTCTCCTGATATTGCAGACGCTTTCTGCCTGACCTTCGCCGCCCCTGAAGCTGGGTTTATCAACGGAACCAACCTGACGTGGAACAAGCCCGTCAGACGTTCTTTGACAATGGTTTGACGACCGCCACGCAGGCGGGGACTGATCCCAAGGGACGCCCCTTAGCCTCGTGATGGCGGTCATCTTCTTTGCGTAAGCTTTAAAAGCTGCGCGTGGTTTTAAAGGAAACATGGACGGACTACTCACAAGCGCAAAACGGAAGTTCAAGGGACTTCTGAGTGACGCTGAGAATCTGTCCATTGGTCTAGGCCATGGTATTTCCAATCAGTTAGAGGGGATGTACCAGCTAGGCGCTCACCCTGTTGAGTCCGCTAAAGCGATGTACCAAGCAGGGAAGGCGGTTTACGAAGACCCTTCCCTGGTTGGTGGATTGCTGAAAGACGCCTACCAGACAGCGACTTCCGGCCCTCTTGGCCTAGGTCTGATCGCCGGGGAGAACATGAGTCTCCGTCCCCGTACTCCACGGGGATTGCTGGAACTCAAGACCTACCACGGCTCTCCGCATAGGATTAACAACGTCAGCCCCGATCATCCGATGGGTAAGTTCGACCTGTCCAAAGTGGGGACCGGAGAAGGGGCGCAGGCTTACGGGCATGGGATTTATCTGGCTGAGTCGCCGGATGTTGCGCGAAGCTATGCGAGCGATGGCGGGAGTTCTCTGCTCAAAGCGCGAATGCTGCGCGACAAGGCCAAAAAGCTACGCGAGTCAGCAACAAGCGACGATCTTGCTTTGGCGGAACGCCTTGAGTCTCAGGCGGATGGCATCGGGAACGGGTCGAATTTCTACACCGTAGACCTCCCCGACGAACACATTGCCAAGATGCTCGACTGGGACGCGCCGCTGAGTGAGCAGCCGGAGGTTTTGGCCGCAATCAGGAAGGCGGGGTGGGGAGACAAGGTAAAAGACGGGATGACTGGCGGTGATTTCGTCGGGAAAATCCCGAACGACTCAAGAATGTACCTGAGCGACGACCTTGCGCGAGTCGGCATCCCCGGCATCAAGTATTTCGACGGCGGCTCACGCATCGGTGGCGAGGCAGCAAAGATTGTTGAGAATTACGGGACGGTCGAGAAGGCGATAGAAGTCTCGCGCAAGCGACTTTCCGCCGCGTCCATTGTTGATCGTAAGCACTGGCAGGCAATCGTTAATGAACTAGAAAAGCCGCGCACCCGCAACTTCGTCATCTTCGACCCTGAAGTTGCAACGATCCTAAGCCGAGAATGAACGTAGAGACCCGCGAAGGCTGGCTTTGGCCTAGAAAGGACCAAGGCGCTTGGGAGTGGTGCTACATCCGTGAGCAAACTCTCCCAGAAAAGATCCTCAAGTACGTTACCAACTTCGACGTTTGTATACACGCCGGGGCGAACGTCGGTCTCTACGCCAAACAGTACGCCAAGCACTTCAAGAGAGTGATCGCGGTCGAACCCGATCCTACCAATTTCTATTGCTTGGTGAACAACGTCCAAGAGCCAAATGTCATCAAGATCCAGGCCGCTCTCGGGGTTTCACATGGCTGGTGCGGTCTTGCTAACCCCGATGGTCCTATCAACTGCGGTGGCTTTACTGTCGCTCAAGGTCATGCGTATCCCTTTATCAGGATTGACGACTTTGAGGGCGAAGTTGGACTCATCCATCTTGATGTTGAAGGGTACGAGTCCGAAGCCCTGAAAGGGGCGCAGGGTCTTCTGTACTACCAGAACCCGATCATCTGTCTGGAAACGCTCCGTCCTGACAAGGACGCTCTTGCCAAGAACTTCATCCGTCAATTTGGCTACGAGGTAGCCGAAGTTCTACCGCACGACACTATTTTCAGGAAGTAAATGGAAGACATGGAAGACCCACAGGCGCAGATGGATGCGCTGAAAAGCTATGTCCTCCAGCAGTCGGATGACGCTGCCAGTTGGATTGATACCGACGTAGCCCCTGATCGAGCTAAGGCTACCAAGTATT